GGATGCTAGGTAACAGAGTAGAAGCTAGGACATTCGCACAGATAATGGGTGACGTATTAACACCAGATCAATTCAACTATTTAGCAACAGAGATAGAAAGAAAAACAAATGTATAAATATAAATGTAAAATAATCAGAGTGGTAGACGGTGATACGGTAGACGTAGATATTGATCTAGGTTTCGGAGTATGGCTAAACAATCAACGCATAAGACTGTATGGGATAGACACGCCCGAATGCAGGACAAGAGACAAAGAAGAAAAATACTTTGGCTTGATGGCTAAAGCATTGGTTAAAGATTTCTTAAAGGAAGGATCTATACAACATCTATCTACACAGTTAGATAAAAAACAGAGAGGTAAGTTTGGTAGGATACTGGGTGAGTTTTGGATCTATGACTCATGGACAGATAGACAAACAACTTTAAATGCTGCGTTGTTGATTAGGAATTATGCAGTAGAATATAACGGCCAATCTAAGGCTGAGATAGAACAAAGTCATTTGGTTAATAGAAGGATTATTTGGGAGCGTTTAGGATATGGCGAGAAAGAACTTAGAGAAATTCAAGGTAAGTCCTACTCTGCAAGTAACTATACAACAAAACGAGAAGACATCTTTTTACAAGCGAATAGAAAAAAAGGTAGTTGATATGACTAATTCTTGTTTCATTATTCTTATTGCTTCTGCGGCAATCTGTTATGGTATAGGTGTGACAGTGGGATGGTACATAAAAAAGTCTACCATACCTAAAAAGAATACAAGCAAATCTAAAAATGATACCAATAAAAGAAACAGTGCCAACAAGTATGGAATGAAATGATGGATGATAAACAAAAGAATATAATTAAAAAAGATATAAAGTACGATGTGTTTGAGGCTATGTACAGTAACCTGTTAACCTATGGCATCTTATTCCATGAGTTAACCGGCAGAGAACACAATATTCTAATGTCTCTATCGGACAGGTATGCTGATGCAATCTATGAAACTGTTATTAAGAATGGTAAGTACACTGAAAAAAAACGTATGATGTATTAAGGAGAAGTGAAATGAAAATATCAGGTTGGTATGAAGGACATGGGTGCGAGGCAATAAATATAGATATGTCTGGCTCTAATTTAAATCAGATAGCTTACAAGTTACTAAAGGTATACGGCGACGATATCTGTGGCGTAGACATAGAAGTATGTAATCAGGATGGCATGGATGTATCTACTGAAATATATGAATTAGTTAATAGTAAAAATGCACGTAACTTTGCCATGAGAATAGGACAATTAGATTGGGAAAGCGAAGACCCAGGAGAAAGTTTATGACTATAGATGTAGTTAAGGGTAATGTAGAGGCTGATATGGGAAAGAAAGAACAGGTAACAGCATACATAGAATACGCACCTACTTACAGGAGAAAGGAAGTATCTTCTAAAATATTTTGGAAAGAGGAAGGAGAAAACCCTAAGAAAGAATTTATAGCTAGGATGATTAATTTAATAATTGATACAAAGGATAACATCATTATTACACGATGCCCTGTTAATGGTGAGACTGCTAACAGGGACAGAGAAATAACTATTTATTCATGGATAGGTGAAGGAGTAAAGAAATGAAGAAGTTTATAGCTATACATATGTTGTTACTAACTTTGTTAGTCGTAACTGTAAGTGGCTGTGCGCCAATGCTTTTAGCTGGTGGTGCTGCAGTGGGTGTTAAAGGAGCTATCACTGACGCAGAACATACCGATACGATAGCAGAACATTCGCTCATAATTGATAGTAACTTACTGGAAGTTAATAGAAATAAAACTGATATAGATGCTTTACACGAGAAAGTAGATATGTTAGAAAGTAAAATAATTAATTTAGAAAAATTGTTTCACCTTAAACTGTAATCTAACAAACAGGAGATAAAAAATGTTAGACCACCTTATTAACACGAATGACAGAGAAATATTTTTCAAAGTGTTTGAGCAAAATGTAATTGGAAAAACTACAGGATGCGAAGCTAACAATCATAAAATGTTAACTCGCGGAGATGGTATTGCAGACCCAGATGCTTTTCTATCTGTAGTAAAATCTAACTATAGAATAGTAGAGAATGAAGAAATACTTATGCCTCTACAAGAACAGATGATTAATTACTTTGATCCATCTGTATTAGAAAACGTGCAGATAAAAGATCATATCTCTAAAGATGGCGCGGTATGTCATGCAGAGTATATCTTTCCCACTATTAAAAAATCTGTTGAGACAGATGTAGGACACAAAACAGATATGATCCTTAGATTTATTCTCAAGAATACTTTTAATGGATCATCATCTGTAGTCTTCTATGGTGGCTTGATAGATACCTTCTGCACTAACGGTATGATTGTAGGTAACTACGATGTAACCAAGCGTAAACACACTAAAAACTTTACTATAGATGGCTTCATATCTGCTTTCCAAGATTGCATGATTAACTATAAAAATGTGGTTAAGATGCATCAACAGTGGGCAGATACTAGGATTGGCCCTCTGCACAATGTCAGGCTTTTGTTTTCTGAGTTAACTAAGAATCAAAACCTGCAAAGAAAAAATACTTTAGCTGATAGACTGTATGCTCAGTATGCGGATGAGGTTTATAACAGAGGTAACAATGTGTTTGCTGTTACTTCAGCTATGACGCACTACGCTAGTCACAATGACAATAGGTTTCCATTGCGTAGCAACGCTGACAATGATAGTTTATTCAAGCGACAAGAGACTGTACGCAAATGGTTTAAGTCTAAAGTATTTGAAGAGTTTCTTGAAGCAGCTTAACAATAACGAGAAAGGAAGTTGAGATGGTTTACAAGTATAAATCACATGAGGAAATCCCTTCATACATGAGAGATTATCTTTTAGGTGTCGCAGATGCTAACCATGTAGAAGAGTTAGACCTGGATGACATAAACGACTTTCTGAATGGCCTTGAAGAGTGGCATGTAGAACAAAATTCTATACCCGAATCTTTGAGAAGTGTTCACTAGTTATGTTATAGGGGCAGGTTTATTTAATCTAATAGACCTGTCCCTTTTATTTGTTAGTTCTATTACAAAGGAGTAAAATTGTGAAGAGGATTAAAATTGTAGAGGAAGTTTTCTTAAAGTATGAAAGAAGAAAAAATATTTCTAGCGTATCTTTATACAAAGATAACTTAGACCACCCACCGTCTATAATGAGTACCGTATCCTTAAAAGAGTTGATATTTAATTCGTTAAATTCAAAGTCATTTAAAAGTATAAACCAAGAATACATAGAACAAATACTTAAAGACTTACAAGATATACAAGAAGATTTAAAACAATACTCTGAGGACTATCCTGAATTTGGTTTTGGAGATAACGCATAATGGAAAAGACATTACAAAATATGATAGATGAATTACGTGCTTGTAAAAATGAAGGGGGATTAGTAGACCCGCGAATGTTACAGACAAGTTTATCAGGATTGTTAGATGAAGTAAAAGAAGATAACCGCTATATGATTGCAACTCTTAATGAAGTATTAGATAAAATAAACGATATGTCTTACTTAAATTTAAAACAAGAACATCAACTACATGACTTAGCTACCAGAGTACAAGTCCTACGTGATGAAGTTTTAAAAGTAATTGGGAAGTAAAACAAATGGACGACCAGTTTGAAAACTCAACTATTAAACTATTAAAAGAACAAATAGCTCAAATGACCAACTCAACTTATAATAATTATAAAAGAATAGCGGAACTAAGTGAGCAGAATATTTATCTGAGAAAAAAAGTAACGTATTTAGAAAGTAAACTAGAACAAATATCAGATAGGAGATTAAATGAAAGCTGAACTTATAGCCAATTTAGGGGATGATCTTACTGTTGTCAATGCTGCTAGAGTTTCTTTTGACAAACAAGCTTCATGGAAAAAAGATGTTAAGTCACCGCCAACTGAAAAAGAACTACATGGAAAAGATATTAAGCTAATTAAATATTTGGCAAAGCATAATCACTTCACACCCTTCACTCATTGTTCAATAACTTTGAGAGAAACTGTTCCTATATTTGTTGCGAGACAAAGATTTAAACACACTATAGGATTTACTTACAATGAGATAAGCAGAAGGTATGTGTCTGATGATCCTGAATTTTATTCTCCTGAGACATGGAGGTTTAAAGCAGATAATGTTAAGCAAGGTTCTGATAAAGATGGTTTGACAGAGAAAGAATTAAATGAGAAAATTTGGTTTATTGATGGTGTATTCCGCGCCTTAGATCAGTCATCCAATAGTCCAAAAGAATTATATTCTATGTGCATGAGAACTTATAAGTCATTGTTAGAATTAAATATTTGCCCTGAACAAGCCAGGATGGTTTTACCTCAATCAATGTATACAAGTTATTATGTGACAGGTTCGTTAGCTGCATTTGCAAGGGCGTACAATTTAAGAAGTGAAGCGACTGCACAGGAAGAGATAAGAGAACTGGCTGAAGAATGGAATAAAATAATTTGTAAACTGTTTCCTGAAAGTTGGAAAGCATTAACAAATAATAATAATAATAATGAAAAGGTACTACACTAATGGTAATGAAAAAAGGGATAGGGTTAAAAGATAAAATTGAAATGACCAGACACATGCAAACAAGTATAGGTCATTCAATTAATACTAATCCAAAAAATAAACATAAAAGAAAAAATTGGAAACCGTATCGTGGACAGGGGAAATGAAACATCTATGGGAGAAAGATAGGAAGACAATCTATAAAGAACTATTAGATTTATATCTTGATGAAGGTTACTCTAGAAAGGAAGCTAAAAAATTAGCGACAGAAGAAACAGATGAAATAAAAGCTGGTGATTTTTCTTTTGTCTCTAACATAATGGATGAGCAAGACTGTTAATATTTATATATATCTCTCTCATACGTGAATAATTTTTTAAGTGATTGATTTTAATATATAAATTATACTGTTGACTAAGTTTTAAAAATATGCTATTTAGTTATTTATCAATAACCCAGAGGTTGATATGAATGACAATGAAAACATACTAGTTGAAGCACATAGACCCTGTGAAGACTGTGGTTCATCTGATGCAAGAGCGTTGTATTCAGACGGCCATGAGTTTTGTTTTAGTTGTCAAACAAGATTTGAAGGAAGAGGAGATTATCCTGTCATGTCTAAACAAGTAACTACTAATGTAAGTCCAATAACTACCACTCAAGGATTTATAACTGATATACCTGAAAGAAAAATATCTTTAAATACATGTAAAAAATATAATGTTAGAACAGTTAAAGATGGTAAAGGTAATATAATAAAACATCGTTATCCTTACCATGATGTTAATGGTAATCATATCGCTGATAAAATTCGTGTAGTAGAAACTAAGGACTTCCCTGCTGAACCAGTGGGTGCATTGGGACGAGGTGTTTTGTTTGGTCAAAACCTTTTCAATGCTGGTGGTAAGTACGTAACAATCTGTGAAGGTGAACTGGATGCACTCTCAGCATTTGAAATGCTTGGAAGTAAATGGCCTGTGTTGTCTATCAAGAATGGCGTTCAGTCTGCACTGAAAGATTGCAAAGCTAACCTAGAATATCTTTCAAAGTTTGATAATGTTGTCTTATGTTTTGATGCAGATGACAAAGGAAAGAAGGCAGCACAACAAGTAGCTTCATTGTTTGAACCTAACACTTGTCGCATTGTCTGCATGACAGATGGCAAGGATGCGTCTGAATATTTACAGGGTGGTAAGCGTGAGCAATTCTCTCGCGCATGGTGGGATGCCAAGGTGTATACCCCTGCTGGTATTCTTAACCTTGCTGACATGGGTGATGGCCTGTATGACGAGGGTGAGTACAAGACTTGTTTGTATCCCTTCGAGGGTTTGAATGAGAAGCTGTATGGCATACGCACAGGTGAACTTGTAACCTTCACGGCTGGTACAGGCACTGGTAAATCCAGCGTCATGCGTGAACTTATGCACCATGTACTGAACAACACAGAAGAAAACATAGGTGTAATATCCTTAGAGGAGAATGTAAGATCCACTATCTTTCACCTCATGTCAGTCGAGGCTAATGCTAGGCTGTACATTCGTGAGGTGCGTGACCAGTTTAGTATGAATGACTTACGCAAGTGGCAAGAGTTAACAGTAGGAACTAGGAGGTTCTTTGCCTTCGATCACTTTGGAAGTATGAAGACTGACGAGATACTTTCAAGGGTGAGGTATATGATTAAAGCATTAGATTGTAAGTGGATATTCTTAGATCACTTATCGATATTAGTTTCTGGTTTGGAGGGAGATGACGAGCGTAGAAACATTGATAATCTGATGACTAAGTTGCGGTCAATCGTAGAGGAGACAAACGTAGCTATGCTTCTTGTCTCTCACCTACGCCGCGCACAAGGTGACAATGGGCATGAGAATGGTAGAGAGGTTAGTCTGTCCCACCTTAGAGGTAGCCAAAGTATAGCGCAGCTTAGTGATGCAGTGGTGGCTATGGAACGTGACCAACAGTCTGATGATCCTAACATAGCCAACACAACAACCATCAGAGTATTGAAGAACAGATATGCTGGAGATACTGGTGTAGCTTCTCACCTATTCTTTAACAAGGATACAGGGAGGTTGACAGAGGTACATAATCTAGGTGATGATGCAGAAGGAAATAATTCAGATCAGGAACTTTAGATTATGGAAGTTGTTTTAGACATTGAGACTGATGATTTAAATGCAACAGAAATATTCTGTATTGTAGCTAAAGAACGTGAGTCAGGTAAGATACATGTGTGGAAAGGAAAGCAATGCTATGACACATTCCCTTTGTTTGCAAAGCGTGTGTCCAAATTTATTATGCACAACGGTATATCTTTTGATGCCAATGTTATTAATAAACTTACATCAGCTTACATTGACATAGATCGTATTGAAGATACGCTAATACTCTCTCAACTAACTGATCCTGTTAGAGATGGCGGTCACTCATTAGAATCCTGGGGGCAGAGGCTAGGCTTCGATAAGATAGACTTCCATGACTTCTCTTGTCTTACCCAGGAGATGATAGACTACTGCATTCGTGATGTAGAACTTACCGAAAGACTTTATATTGCACTTCAGCCACACGTACATACTATTCGTAGGCAATGCATAGACTTGGAGTATGAAGTAAGAAGGTTAGTATCTCAACAAGAACGAAATGGTTTTTCTTTGGATATGCAGAAGGCCACTTGTCTTGTAGCTAAACTTAAAGACAGGTCAGATAGTATTGAGTCTGAGGTAACTGCAATGTTTCCACCCATACCAGTTCTAGTAAGAGAAGTTACACCTAAAATTAAAAAGGATGGCAGCTTATCTACCGTTGGCCTTAGACATATAGAAGACATAGCTGTTGTGGCTGGTGTTCATTCTGCTATTGACTATCAAGAATTTAATCTATCATCTAGACAACAAATAGTTAAGAGGCTTTTGTCTAAGGGTTGGCAACCTAATAAGTTTACAGACAAGGGTCATCCTATAGTTGATGAGGGTGTGTTAAAGGATGTAGACTTACCTGAAGCAAAAAAGATAGCAGAGTTTTTAATGCTACGGAAAAGAATAGCACAGATACAATCATGGATAGATGCAGTTAAAGATGATGGAAAAGTACACGGTCAAGTTCTTACGTTACGTGCAATCTCTGGAAGAATGGCGCATCATTCTCCGAATATGGCACAGGTTCCAGCGAGTTACTCACCGTATGGTAAGGAATGCAGGGAATGCTGGATTAGTGGAGACACATCTAATCTTCTTGTCGGTTGTGATGCTTCTTCTCTGGAGTTACGTGCGTTAGCACACTACTTAGAGGATAGTAAGTTTACTAAAGAAGTTGTAGATGGTGATATACACACTGCCAATCAACACGCAGCAGGGTTAGAGACACGCGATCAAGCTAAGACATTTATTTATGCGTTCATCTATGGTGCAGGGGCGGCTAAAATTGGCACTGTGGTAGGCGGTACGGCACAAGATGGTCAGAGACTAATAGATACTTTCTTGTCTAACGTACCAGCCTTGGCAACTCTCAGGCAAAGAGTTGATGCTGCTTCTAACAGAGGATTTCTTATTGGTTTGGATGGGAGAAAACTTATAGTAAGAAACAAACACTCAGCAGTAAATCTTTTAATTCAAGGAGCGGGTGCAGTTATATGTAAGCAGTGGCTAGTTGACATACATGATTTACTTACGTACACTAAAATAAAAGCAAGGTTGGTAGCGTCAATACATGATGAATATCAGCATGAAATTAATAAAGAACAAGCTGAAGAATTTGGAGAGCTAACCAAATTAGCAATGAGGAAAACTCAGGAAAGGTTAGGCATAAAGTGTCCACTCGACAGCGAATACAAAATAGGCCACAACTGGTCAGAAACGCACTAGTAGTTTTAAACAGCACTGAATTAAAAGTCAGTACGTTTATTGGTAAGTCAAGAGGAAAGCAGAACAGAAGTGCTGGTGTATTTGATGCTGCGATAGCAGACACACACAAAA